AAGTGGGATTACATCGAAGTAGGGGAAGACTCGCCAGTCATGTGTGTAGGTCCTAGAACGCCGGCACCAGTGCCTGAAGAATTTGACGCTGAGCTTGGACTGCCAGAAGACGGAGCATAGAATGTGGATCCTCCACAAGGGCGACAGGCGCCGTATCATCCGATCGACAGCGTGGGATGAAATCAACCTGTCGGGTGACAGCATCGTATACATCAAGAATAAGAAGACACACAAGATGAAGTTCGACAACGAGCTCGAGGCTACTCAGGCATTCGGTTACCTACTGGAGGCAATCAGAAGAGGCGACAGGCTCGTTCATCTCTAGAAAACATAAAGGAGGCGCAGATGCCGACAGGAAATCCTGGCATACCTAAAAAGTGGACACCAGAGAAGCTCGAAGAGTTGGGTGAATCTCTCCTTGAGCATTGTAGAAAGGAAGATGTATTCCACATATCCGACTGGACTGGCAAGATACAAAACAAATCAAACTCATGGTGGTATCTAATAAAGAAGGATCACCCTGTTTTGTTCGATTACCATGAAAGGGCCAAGGAAATATTGGGTAATAAGATAGTTTCTGCAGCGTTCAAGGCGGGAAACACCTGGGCCGTAAAAACCTTTGTGCCCAAATATCTTTTTGATATTAAGAAGCACCTTCGAGAGGAATTGCACGAGGAGTGCACAATTAAGGCGAAAGCCACACGAGAGGCCATGACAAGCGACCCGGATCACCCTTTCTGGGACACCTTCAATCAATATATACAACGTGAGGAAAGCAAGGACGATGGCAAAACCCCTTAGCGATAAACAGGTCGATTCCTTCCAAAGGTCGAATGCTCGACTGAACATCTGGGAGGGGGCGGTTCGCTCGGGAAAGTCATTCATTTCACTCCTTAGGTTTGTTCAGGCACTGAGGGACGGACCCCCTGGCCAGGCGATGATCGTCGGTGTATCAAGAGACGCAATTCAGCGCAACGTAGTGCTTGAGATCTGTGCGATCATGGGTATGCCGGCTCCAACGCCGAAGTCGACACAGATGAACATACTGGGTCGGATCATACACCTGGTGGGTGCTAACGACGAGAGAGCGCAGCGTAGAATCCAAGGATCTACGCTCGCTCTTGCGTACTGTGATGAGCTCACTCTGATTCCACAGGGCTTCTTCAAGATGCTCCTGTCTCGTCTGTCTGTGACCGGGGCGATGCTCTTCGGCACGACGAACCCCGACAGCCCGTTCCACTGGCTCAAGAAAGACTTCCTGAGCAGGGAAGATCTCGACATGAAGGTTTTCCGTTTCAAGCTGGAAGACAATCCGTCTTTGGGACAGACGTACATCAACAACCTCAAGAACGAGTACTCGGGTCTCTGGTACAAGAGGTACATCGAGGGCGAGTGGGTTCTCGCTGAGGGAACGGTCTTCGACTTCTTCGATGAGGAAGTTCATGTAATGGACTGCCCCCCTGGACCAGCTGAGTACTACGTCATCGGGATCGACTACGGTACGTCGAATCCCACGACATTCAGCCTGATCGGATACAACAGGAAGCTCTACCCCAACATATGGCTCGAGAGGGAGTACTACTACGACAGCAAGGCGATGAACCGTCAGAAGACGGACACCGAGTACGTGGAAGACCTGAAGAAGTTCATCCAGGGCAGAATCGTCCGATGCATCTACGTGGATCCCAGTGCGGCTAGCTTCAAGCTGGAGATGATGCGCCAGGGCATAGGCGGGGTGATAGACGCAGACAACGACGTGCTCAACGGGATCAGGTTCATGAGCAAGCTCCTGTCCAACGGTACGTACAAGATCTGCGGGTGTTGTAGAAATGCGATACGCGAATACCAGACCTACCGCTGGGATGCAAAAGTATCTTTGCGCGGAGAAGATAAGCCTATAAAAGAGTTTGATCATCTAATCGACGCGCAGCGCTACGTAATATTTACACATTTCCGCAATATAGTTGATGTGGATCACGCTAGTGAAGATATGGATAAGATCTACGCAGAAATTATGGGGGTAACCTCAGAATTGCCAGACTTCTTCAACGATTCAAGTAATTACAGAGATGCCGGACCTCAGATGCCGGTCGTGGGACACTATTAAAATCTGTATTGACCTTTTCAAAGATCAGGTATAATGCAGGGAAACGGGAGAGAACGCATGCCAGGAATCAACAGCCCCCAGGACGACTCATACTACTCAGAGCAAGACACTTCGGTTCAGGCTATGATGGATGAAACCTACGCTAAAGCGATCACGATAAATCAGTCGTTTTGGTCTGAGGCGGATATAGATACGCGTTTCAAGGTTGGCGATCAGCAGATGATCAACGACTACTACGGCGGCACCGGACCAGGTAGCCAAAGCAAGAAGCAATTCAGCTTCAACCGTATCCGCAGGGTGTGCAACCTGATCACGGGATACCAGCGCCGTAACCGCAAGAGCACAGTGACCAGTCCCGTTGAGCACAACGACGACGAAGCGTCTAGTCAGTGGTCCAAGCTCCTGTTTCACGTACAGAAGGGTGCAAACGTCGACGAGATGGTATCTGAGGCGTTCGAGCATGGAGGTGTGACGACAGGCATGTCCCTGCTGAACACGTGGATCGACTACTCGCGTGATCCAGAGTCAGGTGATATCAAGGTCGACCACGTTCCGTACAACTCCTTCCTGATCGATCCGTACTTCCGTAAGAAAGATCTCAGCGACTGCAACTTCGTCTGGCGTAGGCAGTGGTTGAGCAAGGATGCAGTGATCAACCTGATTCCAGACAACATGTCTGAGTTCATTGAAGGCATGCAGGCACGAGGGAATCGGGATGGCAAGTTCCAGTACATGGCTGAATCCTATAATTATGGAATGGACAACCTGCTCAGCTACGACGAGTACTGGTACAGAGACACACGGAAGGCAACTTTCGTTATCGACACCAACATCGGACTAAGCCGCGAGTGGACGGGAGAGCAGGATCAGCTGGATGCATTCGTTCGAGCATACCCTGAGATCGATGTGCGTACTCACCTGGTTCCGACCGTGAAGCTTGTCGTCTGCGTTGAAGGAAAGACTATATACAACGGACCAAATCCTTTAAAAATCGACCGCTATCCGTTCGTTCCTTTCCTGGGATACTACGAGCCGAATATTCCGTATTTCCCTTGGCGCGTTCAGGGAGTCGTACGCAACCTGAGGGATGCGCAGTATTTGTACAATCGTCGCAAGATCATCGAGCTGGATATCCTGGAGAGTCAAGTTTCTTCTGGATTTAAGTACAAACCAAGCTCGATGGTGAATCCTCGCGATATATTTATGGAAGGGCAGGGCAAGGGAATTGCACTTAAGCAAGAATCTGACATGAATGATGTTCAGCAGATTCAGGCCCCTCAGATTCCCCCTTCGATGATCCAGTTGTCAGAGATTCTGGGCAAAGAAATCCAAGAAATCAGCGGTGTGAACGAAGAATTGCTCGGATCGGCAACTGACGAAAAAGCTGGGGTACTTAGCATGCTTCGGCAAAGCGGTGGTCTCACGACACTCCAGGTCCTGTTTGACCAACTGGACTCTAGCCAAAAGCAGTTAGGAGAGGTGTTCCTTGAAATTATACAAAAGAATTACACATCGGGGAAAGTTCAACGCATTCTCGGCGAGGAGCCTGTTGCGGAATTTCAAACGAAGGTTTGGCTCAATTACGATGTGCGGATTGAAGAAGGCGTTAACACAACGACTCAACGACAGATGGAGTTCGCTCAGCTTCTGCAACTTAGAGAGCTTGGTCTGCCGATTCCAACCAAGACAATTATTCAAGCGGCTACTCTTCAGGATAAGGAAGACCTTATCAAGGATATCGAAGAGGAGCAGCAGCAAGAAGCTCAGCAGCAGCAAGAGCAGCAGCAGATCCAAATGGAAGTCCTCAAGGCACAGATAGAAGACCTGCAAGCGAAGGCCATTGCTAATCAGGGACTTGGGGTAGAAAGACTCTCAAGGGTTGAGGAAAATCGATCCCTGGCAACGCAGAGAGAGGCCGAAGCAGTTGAGAACATAGCCTCAGCAAGATTGGATAAGATCAAAGCTATCAAGGAACTACAGGAAATGGACCTAAACCAAATTCAAAGACTACTCGAGATCGTAAATTCAATCCAGCTTGGATCCGAAGAGGCTCAGGTCCAAGCTGTGGACGACTCCAAATCAGGCGACACTGGACCAGGTTTTCCCGGCTAAAACAGCTGATATATTGCGTCGGGAGCATCCGACATCAGCTGCAATTTCTGTTATCGAAACTCCTTCTGCACACATCTGGCGGATATATCGAATGTCTGATTCTATGAGGATTGAGACTGCACTTTCTTCACCTCGAGGTCGTCTTCCTTTTTCTACGCAATCTGTCATATTATCTTGGGGTGTCCCCAACCAGAGATGTTCAGGATTCACACAGGGAGGATTATCGCATTTGTGACATATAAACATTCCTTTCGGTATCGGTCCATTGTGAAGTTCCCATGAAAATCGATGTGATGCCATTGATTTTCTATGTACAAATATCTTCCCATATCCTTTTTGATGGCAACAACCAGTCCAGATCCAGCAATGGTCGGTTTTGTTTACCTTATTCCAAAATCGTTCTTGCGGGTCTGTAGTTTGATTAGCTGCACTGCATGAACGGCCACAGAAAGCGCGACCTGTTTTTGTTAATCTTGAAGGTAATTTCAGAACTACTTTACCACACTGAATACAAGGAATTGAAACTTTAGACATGAGACCCTCCGTGGGGGTTGCCGTGTTAGGAAAAAGACCAGGCCCACACGGTAAGGGCTTTTTGGGATATCTCCCTAGGTCTTGCTGCTATCATAGCACATGGCGCTCTATTCGTCTAGAGCAGAGGGATCTACGTTCACGGCCAATTCTGGTCGCGCTCTACATTCATAGTAGCACCGTCGGCTGCAGAAGGAGCGAGTTGCCCTCGTGATTTTCTGAAGCTCCCGCTCAAAATAAGTTCCGCACTGACAGCAGGAGATGATACGGGATGTTCTCATACCGGAGTTGCGACAACCCATGCTGCAGTAGGATTTGACTGACTTTCCTGCCTTGGATGCGTAACGAGGAAAGGAAACCCCACAGTTGGAGCAACGGATCTTGACTGCCATGAAATCCTTGGTGGTTTGCTTGCTAACATGAAGCCAGATCGCGTAATCTTAAGCAAGAGCAGAGAGAAATTTTCCTGCTGGCATAGGGGTTTATTTTTTTAACCCGGAGGGGAATCCTCCATTTTACCAGGAGCAGAAAATGCCGAAATACTACGGTGACATGAAGGGCATGGGCAAACCGCCTGAAGGCCTTGTCATGAAGGACTATCCAAAGGTCCCGATCGGATGCAAGGAAGGATATCGAGATGGAATGGAAGGAATCGATATGCTTGCCAAGCAAAATAATAAGCAGATTAACAAGAAGCCTGGCGGTCGGTACTAACGGAGATCCAGATGTCTAAGAAAAAACATATGGGTCCTGCTAAGAGTGGCAGAGAGTATGCAGACGTGGACATGCTCAAAGTCCCTGCCGATATGGCCAAAGCCATGGCGAAGCATAAGCAACACCATTCTCCCGAGTCGAAATATGACGGGATGACGCTCCCATATTCGAAGAATCGGAAGATCTCGCACTAAGTTTTGTCCTTGGTCCCTGTCAGCACTGGCTGGCAGGGATTTTTTCGTATTTCATCATAGAAAAATCTTGAATCAGGTACGATCCTGCTAGGGTGAGTGACGTAAACCTCACCTGTTCTGGCAGATAACACGTATCTGAGGTCATGATGGAATCGATTTTGCATAAATGTCGCGCTTCCGATTCGGAAGATAGTATTTTCGTAGAGTACGAGCATCTGATTGAATATCACGAGGAGTACGCAGAGAAGGACGCTCGCTATGGTCAGTGGATGGATCACGTCGATCTAGTCATATCCACAAGTCGTAATGGTCTTAAGTCTCTGGTTCAAAATGATTCACCTGTCTATCCTCTGTATCCAGAAGGGTTTGAGCACACGTCCATTTGGAGAGAGAGGACGAGCGACTTGCCTCTCTTGGTTTTAACGGAGCCATATTATGAATCTGCCATTGTCAGGGAAGGCTGGTATCAGATCGCGAAAGAGAACGGTCTGGAGTTCCATATCTTCAGCCCGTCCAAGAAGAGCTTATCGCTTCCTGACTACACGTACATGATATTTTGGTGGTGTCCAGACCGTTTTGAGCCTAATTTCGACGTCCTGATGGGCCATGCAGACTGGTCTGAGGTGCGAAGGAAATTCAATTATCCAGAACTGGAGTACCAAGATGGGTCACAAGAAAACGATGAGAAGTAAGAGCACGGTAGGCGAAGAGGCTGTGAAGCGTCTCAGAAATGTCGACACGAAGCAGGGGATCATCGACACCGAGCGAGAAATTAATAAGGAGTACATCTCAGAGATTCAGAAGTGTGTGAACGCTCACAGCTCCTGGGATGATGCCTTCTACGTGGTGGTTCATCAGAAGAAGGAGCAGCTTCTCGAAAATGTGATGCGTCGCTACTTCATCGCTAGGCAAACCTTGCCGACTCCTCAGTGGGATCAGGACGTATGGCGCTACAATCCCAAGAGCGGGAATCTTGAGTACCTGTGGACGCTGCCTGACGAAAACACAGCGAAGTGGATGGCTGGGAATCCAAATTCCATCCCTCTTGATCAGCATCAGCTGCTGGGATTCGTCATGGACTTTCTGGACAAGAAGCTATTTCGAAATTACAATGAGAAGTATCACAAAGGGGAAAAAGAATGCACCGACTTATCGCAATCGCCCTATGCGGCTGTCTGCTCCAAGGCTGCTCAGGATTGTTCGAATGCAGCGCAGCTGGCGGAATCCATGCCGAAGGTAGTTGCAACGTAGAGTGTGACAGCTAGTCTCACGAGAAATTCATAAGATCACAAGTTGAGATGTGATCGGGAGAGGTGGTCATTGGGTTCCACCTCTCCCTTTTCCTCTTATTCCCGCTGTGCCTGACGCAGCTCATGGTCTGACATCTCTGCGCGGCAGCGATCAACTGCCCAGTCGACCGAGTCCTCTTTATCTTCGGACCATTTCAGATGGCAGATCTCTTGCCCAACCCGAAAAACAT